TAGAACGGGCTAGTGCTTTTGCTCTTGACCACAACTCAGGGTTTGTTGGTTCATTTTTTTCGTTTAAGTTTTCCATATGTTCACTTATCTTTCCTTTTCCAAAATTGGAAACATTGATTGGTTCACCTTTTCTTTCAGGATTCGGGTCATGTTTTCTTTTAGAGGCAACAGCCGAGGCTCTTTCTTTTTTACTTAATGATGCTCTTTTTTCATTAGACATACATTTCGGTTTAGGTTCACCAGGTTCTCTTGCACAAGGACCAATTGCTTCACCTTTACTATTGATTCTTTTCCAACCACCTTCGGGATCAGTCTTACTAAACCACTTACGCAAATCTTCACTAACTGGTTTTACTGGTTCTTGTTTTGGTCTTAAAAGTTCTTCTGCTCTTTTTCGTGATGCTGCAGATTTCTCTTGCTGACGTTGAAATGCTCTTTGTAATTTAACTGCGGCAGACATACGTTCTTCTGGCATATAACGTGACATAGTGCCACCCATTTCAGCATCAGGTAATGCATCAGCAGTTTTAACTTTTCCATTCTTGCGAACTAACGCAGGTGATGGTTGATTGTTAATATCTTCACCTGCTTCTGGTGAGGCTTCGTCAACTTCTCTGCGTGGTGTTGCTTGAGTTTGTGTTGGAATAACTTTCTTCGAAGCACCAGACGAGAAACGTCCAGCTGCTCTACCATTAGCAGAAGGCATATCCAATTGTTCAGATAGTTGACGAAACTTTTTCATTACTCGCCTTTAGCTTGTTTTGTAGCAGTTGCGTACATTACAGACTTAGCATCTTTACCGTAACGAGACTTGAAACCTTCGATACCTTTTTTCATGCTCATAACGATTTCTTCTTTTTTCTTCATTTCACCACCAGTAAGTTCACGTTCTGCAATGTTAACAGTATCAACACCATTTGCAATGTCTGCATTAATGACTTGAATTTCTTCTTGCTGAACTGCTTGAACTGCTGGCTTAGCAACTTTTGCTTTATCTGCTTCAGCAGCAGTACCAGATGCTTTCTTTTTTTGCTTTTCTAATTCAGCATTAAATTCTTCTTGTGAAGCTTCTTCTTTCGCAATCTGAAGTTCTTCGAATAGACCTTTGATACCAGTAGTATTGTAAACATCTACCATTTCAGAGAATTTCTTCTTCTTCTTTTGCTTCTCTTTTTCAATTGCTGAAAGAGCAGCGGTAGATGGACCACGAACACCAGCAAACGGGTCTGTTGGTTTTTCTGAACCACCATATCTGCCTGTTTTTGCATTGTGTACGTATTTACCATCTTTGTTGGTTTCATATTCAAGCAAACCTTCAACTTCTTCTTGCTTTACTTCTTTTTTAGCACGAAGTTTTTTGAAATCGTCAGCAGTCAATTCATCTTTCTCTGGTTCATGCACATCCAACTTTTGTTGGTTTGGATGTAATGCTTTTTCACCCATCATAATTTTTGCAGCAGCTTCTGCCACCGATTGATTAATTTTATCTTTGAACATAAGTTCTCCTTTTATTATTCTTTGTTACCTATTAACAATTCCATTTTTTTAATGCCAATGCTTTGCGTGTTGGTTCACCATTAGGTTTCTTCATTGGTCCATCAACACCAGACATTCTAGCACAAAATGATTTGCGGCGCTTTGCTGCCTTACTGTCGGGGTCCAATTTAGATGGGGGTGTTGTAACTGCCATTGACAGTTTGGAACCAGGATTTTCACGGCGATATGAAGCGATGCCTTTGCGGTTTAAACCACCTTCAGGATTCTTACCTTCTTTGCGTTGCCATGCGGCAGATTCTTCTGATACTTTTTCGCAACTACCTGGAGAAAAAGGTTCTTTGCCTTTTACAGCTTTATAACCTGGCCAGCAACGACCTCCTTCGTTAATAAATTCTTTTAAGGATTTCATACGAATTTCTTTGCTTTGAATGTTGATAGATTGATACCAACTTTTTTCAACTCATCTTCTTTTTGGTCACCAATAGACAAAGTGGTTTCATCACCTGTCAGTTCAGTCATAGTGACTTTACCATTTTTGTCTAATTTTTCTTTTGATGCACCACTTAAAGACATGCCAGCCTCAGTACCAGCATCTATTGCTTCGGTACTGACTTTTTTCTGCCATAATTTTTTGGCTTCGGTGACGCTTTTCTTTTGGCGGGTGCCTTCTGTTCCACAACTGCTGCAGGTTCCACAGTCACAACTGGAGTCTCCACTTTCGGGGACAAGACTTCTTGTACTTGTGGTACTTCCACTTTGTACGGTACTTCTACCTGTGGTTGCTTCTTGAATAGGTTGATTAATGCTTGAAACATCTTCGCTCTCCTTTATTTTAATAACATAACCTGCGCCTTGTTTATGCACAACACCACCATTGATGTGTGCTTCTTTTGCGGCTGCACGGCGTAACATAAAAGTTTTTACTTTACCATTACTACTTTTTAGTAGTTGGTTATGGTGCAACTCTTGTTTTTTTTCCTCTTGATGAATATCAAAAGTTTCTTCTGCCTCAACGGTAATTGCTACTGCTTCGGTCAAGAAATTTTCAAAGTCTTCATTAACTTTGGTCGGATTCATTTGTACCTTATTGATTGTAGAGTTTGTGGTCTTAGATTGACCTGGTGCAGCAATCTTTAATGTTTTCTGACCTATTTTTTCTTTCTCAATAGGCACTAGAGAATCGTGTACTGAATGGTGTGTAACAACACCTTCTTTACCCCAACGACCAAAACCAAAATATGATAGGCCAAGTTTCTTGGCTTCTTCAGCAGCACCTGAATCTGGATGTGGTGCCAATTGAGTACCTTCACCAGATTTAGGAACACCAAGTTTATCTTTTTTAGACATTTCACTAGCAATCCATAATTGGGATTCTGGTGATTTTGGCGGTGCCGATGTAAATGCTTTAATCTTCTTAAATACATTTAGCATTTCGTCTTTTTTGGCCTTAACTACTTCAGGTGGTGCTTGTCGTAAATCTTCTGAGTTATCAAACTCCACATAATTGTCACCAAAAATCTTTGCAAGTTCTGGACGTGCATTTTGAACAGCATCCCACTTTTGTTTACGAATCTTTTCTGGTACTGTACGTCCACCACGCTGGCCACGTTCTACATTACGTTGTGCAGAAATTTCATCGGCAGTATTGACAACAATGATATGCGTATCATATCCGATTTCTTCCAAACGTGCCTTAATCTTTTTAATCTTCTCAACATCATCACCTGTACCATTGATGATAAGGCCATTACGGCCTAATAGAGCCAAACGTTGACGTAGGTCTGTAAGACTCTTTGCCTTACCACGAACGATATCACGCTTTTCTGTTTCAGATGCAGGCATAGTCTTATCAAGACCGCTTTTGTCCATTAAAAACTCTAAAGCTTTGTCTGAGTTAAGTTCTGTTAGTCCGTGACCAGCAAGTGTATTGTCGAGTACATAATCTTTTCCAGAACCTGGACCACCAGCAAGAAATACTGCCTTGAAGATTGATTTATCGTGTACACCTTCTGAAATGATATGTTGAACCGCTTCATCTAGGTCAACTTCTTCATTTACACCGCCGATGTATTTGTCTAGCAATGTTTTAACTTTCAATGGGGATTTCGCTTTCGGATATAAATCTCTAATCATATCTCTACGTTCAATATCATCACCTTTTGAATACATTGAACGAACTTGACTGCCTGAAAATATTTCTTTGCCACCAATAGAGAACACTTTTTTCTTGGTGACAAAAACATAGCCATGACCATCTTTTTTGGGATTAAATGGTTTACAGTCTTTTAAGGATTTGAACGGTTGATAATATGCTGAAGAACCATCTTTTTTAGTGTAGTTAACAGGGTCACGTTCTGAACGGACAAGAATAAGAATATCTTTGTCGGGATTGTATTTGGTGAGAATTTCTTGTGGATTAACTGGTTGTGAAACTTGTACAAAAGCGTCAGTTACGCCTGCCTGTTGGGCAAGAAATTGTTTATCTTTGAAGGGGATTGGACGTTGTTTAACGTCATTACTGGACGCAACATAGAAATCAGCAGAAGGAAATGCTCGCTTTGCTTGTTCATATGAACTGATGTGGCCAGCGTGGAACGGCTGGAATCCACCACCGTACACAACGATAACCTTGCCAGTTTTGGCTTCCGTAATAAATTCTCTAAATTTCATCTCCGCCTCTACAGCAGTTAAGTTTATCTTCTATTTAGTATTTATTAGTGCCAGAATGTCATCTACTGTGTTCTTAATTAAATGGTTCGCAATAACATATTGAAATGCATCTTTGACAAGTTTATCATTACGTTTAAACTCTTTGATATGTTCAATCAAAACATCTTCTTTATGATATGTGGTGCCGTAGTTGTGTAACAATCTTGCGCCAGCAATTTCACGTGCAATCCATGGTGTCTTGTTAATCATAGATTCTAAGATTACCAGACCAAAACCTTCGGCATTTGAATTCATCACATAACAATCAGCATCGGCAATTGCATCTTTGACATCCATAGGGTCTTCAACCATCAATGGAATGACCGTCTCGGACGCATGTGGCATGATACCGAATCGATTATCATAACCAGTTGTAACGAGTACAGCATTAGGTCTATTGGCACGTTTAAAACACTCCGCCAATTCAATCATCTGTTTGTTTGGCCAATACCCACCGCAAGACAAGAACATTTCTTTATCTTCAGGAATACCGTATTTCTTCTTAAACTTACCTTTTGTGCCGATACAATCGGTAGGTGAAATACCATGAATAACTCGGTGTGCCTTTTGTTTTAGTCCGTGTTTCTCAACATGTTCCCAATCCTCTGGTGCAGAGCAACCAATGAAGGCAACATCTTGCATTGCTTGTACACAAACCTGACTATCAGAAGGTTTGATGAGCATATACAACATTGGTGAATTAATGTTCTTTGCGTTGGATAATACAAAGTTTTGTACATGAACATCACCGCCATGTACAACGACCAAATCTTGGTCATGTAGGTGATGTGCTTCACTTGTCACACGTACACCATTCAAATCGCCTTGATGTTCACCTGCAAGAACAGTCACATCATGGTGACGTTGAACGCATTCTTCAGCCATCTGCTGAACATAATACTCCGACCCGCCAGGAAATGGAGCATAACGATGAACAACAAAACAAATTTTCATAACATACCTTTAATATCATTAACGTAATCACTACAGACACCGAAACATTTCAATGTCTTCACATCTTCTAATTTCATCACCTGTTCAGGCATTACAAAGATGGTGTTGTCACCGACAGATTGACCAGGATATGCCCACACATATCCGAAACTGGTCATGGTATAGTTATCCTTTTGGTGCCAGAAGAAATTAATTCCTTTTGACCAAGTACTCAACCAATCTAGTGCTTCAAAGTTTTTACAATGAAACCATGAACGACCAAGCATTAAGAAATAACTTGGCACTTCATATGTGGGTGCATCATGGCCAAGGAACCACCTGTGGTCGATTCGCCATAAATCTATTTCACAATCAAAGTCATTAGCCCAAGCTTCTTCGATTGTATCGGGATGATTCTCAATCTCTTTATTTGGGCCATACATTAGGCCTCGATGTGCAATCAATCTCATACTTTGATAACTCCTGATAAGTTCTCACCTCTTGGATGAGGGATAAAAATTTCTGTTTTGCAACCAAATACATTCTGGATGTGATTGTGTACATCTTGTGTAAAACTCCATGTGTAATCATCATGGAACAATACAACAAACTTCTCCGCTAAGAACGGTACAAACGAATCAATGTCTTTGATAATCTGGCCAGGGAAATGTCCTGCATCAAGGAATACAAAGTCAATCTTCTCGTCACCAAAATGTTTACGAATTGTTTTCTCTGTATCATCAGGTGACCAACCAACTTCACACTCTAGGTTGTCTTGTACACCAAATTTCTCACGTAGATACACTACAGATTTGTAACCATCAGAATCAGAAAATGTTTGTTTCTCTTCGTGATTTTTATATGCCTCAGGATTAGCAGTATCTTCTTCGATGTATGCATCCATTGTGACCATTCTACCACCGGTTTGTTTGAAACCTAATGCACATGCCATTGTTGAAACACCGAATGCGGTAGCACATTCATAACCACGTTTCAAATCATACTTTACAATGGTGTCTGTGATGAAGTTGAATTCCTCTTCCTTAATTGAATAGGGAAAAGGATGTTGTTTCATTTTGATATGGTCTTTGCCTGAGTTTTCATACTGGACTGGACCGTCATCAAATGTAAATATTTTCTGATAATTGCTCATTTATGGTTCTCTAAAAAGTAGTTTAAATCTTCTGGTGTTCCAATACCCCACATCTTGGATATCTCTTTAACACGAATCTTTTTGCCGCCTGCAATTGCTTCGTTGAATACTGGACAGACATAGAATTCATTATTGGTGCGAATGTTCTTCTCAATCATTTGCTCTGCATATTTAACGTAATCAGAACCTTTCTTCCAGTAGTAAACACCTACTGTTGCATTATCAGAGATAGGATTCTTTTCTGCGACTTGCGATACAAAACCATTCTCATCTAGTTTTGCATATGACCATTTAGGATGTGTGGCCTTGAATGTTAGAATACCACCATCGATGCCATCTGCGGTGAATGAGTACATAACGTTGTTTGAATCCCACTCAACAAACTGGTCAGAGTTTGCCATAACAAGTGGTTCATCATTATCAATCAATTCTTTTGCGAGTAGTGTAGTGCAGGCAGCACCTTCAGTTAGACCATCAACTTGAACAATCTTACATCCTGGTTTCAGAATGGTTAGTACAGATTGCAAGTTGTATTTCTCATAATGTGATTTCTGCACCAAGAAAATATAGTTTGCTTCAATATTCAAGTTCTCAACAACAACTTGAATCATTGGTTTGCCTCTGACTTCAATCAGAGGTTTAGGGAATGTGTAGCCAGCTTGTGTAAATCTACTGCCTGCGCCTGCCATAGGGATTAGTACATTCAATTTCTTATCTCTCCATGGTATAGTTTGTTTGTGTCCGTTTTCATCAACCTCATCGATTTTACTAAAAACTTTATATGAAGTCAAGTCCCTTGAGTTCTCAACGGGCAATAGATGAGCACCGCTATCAATTGCACCTTGGCGCCCAATATGACTATCTTCTACAATAATTGTACTTTTAGGAAGTGCATTTAAAGCAGTCATACATTGCCAGTACATTTCAGGGTAAGGTTTTGTTCTCTTAACATCTTCATTCGAAACGTAATAGTCAACATATTCCATAACACCGATGGACAGAAGGGCAAGTTTGATAGTCTCACGTATAGAATTGCTTGCAACGGCAATCTTATAACCCCGTGATTGAATGCCTGCAAACATCTGGCGTAGGTCATTGTTCTTTGGAATTCTACGAATCAGATTGAATGTGGCAGTTTGTTTGTCTTGCCAGACCTGATTGAAAAACTTGCGGTCTAAACCTTTACGTTCAGACAACATTTCAAGTTTTCTAGTTGTGCTCAACCCATCATAGATTGATAGGTGTTCCTCACGGGAGATAATGTAATCTCCACCAACTCTGGATAGAGCATCATTCAATGAATGATAATGAAGTTCTCTACTCTCAATCAATACACCATCTAGGTCAAAAATAATTAACTTATGCATCACGATGAACCTTATTATGTGTCACAATGGATTTACCATTACATTTCCAATTTGCTTTATCACGCATACGCAAAGACCATTCAACGTCTTCACCAGTACCCCAAATCATTTTCTCATTTAATGGGAACTTCTCCATGAATTGTTTCTTAACAATCATGTAACCGCCTGATTGGTACATATACTTAGTGTGCGACCAATCGTCATAGTTTAGTGACCAGTAACGTGGAAAGATTGGTGAATCCCATACAACCCAATCTGTGAAGTGTCTCTTGCCCGAAATTAAATACTGTGCATTAGAACAAACATCCCAATCATCACCGAATTCTAAGAAGTTTTTATACCAATCTTTTTCAAACACAAAGTAATCATGGAAAATAACTACGTTGTCATACTTTGCGGCCTGTGTAAGAGTATTCTTCTTACGTGTTACCCAACCTGGATTCGCAGTATCATCAAAGAAGATATGATTCACATCCTGTTTGTCTTCCGGTTTTTGTCCACCAATAACCATTATTTCATAATTTGGTATTTGCAAACTACGAATAGAAGATATGATTTCATTCAACCGATTCTGGTCGGAGTAATCGGTTGTAATTCCAAAACTGAAGTTCATCGGTATTTCTCTTCAATGATAGCACGCCATTCAGGTACCCTATCATACTGATGTACGATTGCAAAAGGTTTACCTGTAGATGTTTTCACAATACCATCTTCAAAGATAGGAGTTGGTTCTAACAAGAAAGGTCTAAACTGGTCAATCTTAGATGGGTCAGCAGTTGTACCTAATTGTGCCGCATAACCTGATTCACTTGGTGCAAAGTTGGTAATGTTCTTATATGATACTGTGTTCAACAATACATTCAATGCAGCTTGGTCTGGACCACCGCCACCTGGAACATTCGATGGTGCGCCACCACAGGCCAAGTAGATGTTTAAGAACAAATCAAGTACAACATCAAACTTGCCTGCAATGGTGCCGGCATTGTAGATTGTGTTTTCTTTGTTCATGTCGTGTACAAAAGGACCAAACGATTGGTATAGATTGTTGTTGCCCCAACCTTCGTCTTTGTATTTGATTGATTCGCTCGCAACATTGATTTGTTTATCACCAATGTTTTCTTCGAGCCATGTAGATGGATTACTCTGAAAGATAACATCCTTAACGTCAGTAGAAATGACGTAACGGAACTGTTCTTTATCTTGGAGTTTATTTAAGAAGTACCAGATATGAATGAAACGTTCAAGGCAGATATTGAAATCTTTCTTGTCGTACTCTAGTCTCCGTAATGTATCATTACGATTGAAACCAAACACAACGTAACCACGTTTGCTTAATTCCTCTACAACATCATAACCAATGTTGTAACAAATCATAAGTTTAGTACCGTCAAATCCTGAACGGTCTAAAGAATTTACCCACGGTTCAATTTTATCAAAAGTGTAATTAGTAATACACCCTACCACAATATCTTTCATAATAACCTCACGTAACAATTATTTTTTGTATTCTTTAAATGACTTTACCTTTTTTGGTGTTTGACCAGGTGTGTCCTTCTTATATGTATCTACTAAATCTTGCGTACCCCATGCACCAGCACCAGATTTTGGGAGAATGTTAGGTTTAACTTCTTCATGTACCGATTTGTGTAACTTGATACCAGTAACATCTTGTACCAAGTCCCACACTTCTTTACCTTTTTTGTTCTTCAACAAATCATCAAATTTCTTTTTCTGTTCTGGTGTTGCTTTGCTTTTGAACTTAATTAGTTCCATAATGCCAATGTTACCGGCATATGCAGCTTCCTGTAATTCTTTGAAGTCTCTGAAATCCATATTAACCTCTTGTTAGATTCAGAATCTTTTGAATCTGTGATTCAATAATTGGTTTGCGATTTGGCCATTTGATGATTGGTTGGTCAGCGGTCTTTAACAATTGCATTAAGAATGGTAGAATTAGTTTCTCTACTTGTACTAAACGGTCTTTGTATTCTTCGACTGTTTCTTCTTTCTGTGCAATAACTGAATTATATTCTGCCTCATCAGTCGCAGTAAAACCAAAATCATCTTCACCATACTCAGCAAAGATTTCATTCAAATCAAACTTTTTATCAGCCATTACTTACTCCAGTTTTTCTGTGCGGTGAAATTCAAATGACTAAATTCCAATCTATCAACCAATTTAACTGCATTACCTGATATCTTATCAACTGCAACAAAACCTTCGGGATTTGTCACTTTGAAACCATCTTCAGTTTGTACGAATGTACTTGTAACTTGTTTCATCTGTTGCAACTTTTTGATGACCATATTTTTGGCATCTACCATGCCATTCTGTATGTCAAACATTTTAATCAAATCATTTGCAGCACCACGGAGAGTACGCATGATTTCATTCTTAATCATCGCCTTATCTCTCTTTGTCTTCTCCATCTTTGCAGAGACAATATCTTTATTCAATCTATCTTCAACCCATCTTAATAATTCTTTTGTATGTGCTGCGGTGTTTGTAATCTTTTGACCTTCTCTAACTTTGGTGTTGTTGAATGTCTTAATGTATTCTCTAACTGTATCACTTGAAGATATTCTATTAATAGACAATGCATTTGTTTGCTTGAATGTTGCACCAATAGTAGAAAGAATGTAAGTCATTTGTTTTGTTTCTTCTTCGGTGAATGATGCCGTACCAGATGCATCGGTAAAATATGCATCACGAAACCAAACATCTTTAGTTGATGTTAAATTCTTAATGTCAATATTGAATGATGCCTTCATATCAGCAAATGTTTTGCCTGTGTATGAAGTATGAAACACCACACCTAGTTGTGCAGCCTGCATTGTTTTGGCCAACTTAGAACCAGAAGGCACAGCATAGATTAATGTATTTGGTTGAAATGTGATATAGTCTTCTCCATCAAATGTCTTCTCTGTGATATCACCTTTTGCAAACATCATATCACCTTGCAGAACACCTTTGATACCAAGTTTTGGAAGATATCGTAATGCAACTTTAAGTTTTGCATTTAGACCTTCACCTGGATGATTTGTATCGATATCAGCATCGGTGTAATTCAACTTTGCATTTGCATTGAATACACCTTTTGTACCAACAAAGAATTTGCCATTGTCTGGATTGATACCGCAAAAGATTGCAGGAGAACCATCCCATTTTGTTGTAGTGTTTACTTTTACTTGTGAATGACCCGCAAGCATATCTCTCAATGCCTGTAAGAAATTGATTGCATCACGGCCACCTCGAACGCCACGATTCAAAATTTCATCTTCAAGGTGTTCTAGGTGAAGGTTAGCACCTTCTTTTTTCGCTTCGATTAAATATTGTTTGAAGTCCATATTAACTATACTTTATGAATATACTACTGTTTTTGGTTGCTGAAGATGCATACTCATAGATGTATTTACACAACGCATCCATCTTCTTTTCTTTGATAACGGTATAGACTAAATCAATACCAATATACTTTGACATCCACCAAGTCTTATCTTGTCTGTGTCCTGCTTTTGCTTGAGTAATCAAAGTTTCTAATTTATCTTTTGAACCTGATAACTCTTTAAACATTGTTGCAAACTTTTTAAAGTCAGCATCTGATGGTTTATCAATTGGTGTTTGATTAGGTAAAGTCAACTTAGTTTTACTGACACCAGTTTCAATTGCACCTTCAAAAATAACACCACCACCAATTTTACCACCTGCTGCAGCCTTACCTTTAATCTCGCCTTGCCATGATGATGGTACAGGACGACTTGAGAAATTACGTAACTGAACTTCACCATCTTTACCTTCAGACTTATACTTGATGTAAATGTCTTTCGAATCGGTCATGTTCATGCCAAGTTTCACACCAGTAAATTGTGCAACAAGAGGTTTGCCATTGTTGAAAAACTTAGAATGTGGACTGTCCTTAGGACCAATCTTCTTCAATGAAATACCAATCATATTGGTGTAAGCAAACTCATCATAAACATAACGATTGTACTCTGTCAAAGTATCAAACTCGGTTTTTAATTTGAAACCTTTTTTAATCATCCAAATATCAGCAGGATTCCATTTGTCATCACCTGTGATACCACTACCTTTTTTAAATTTGCGCCAATTATCATAGATTGAATTGACTAAATTTCCACCACGATAAAATTTAAAATTCTTACCTGTCTTTGCACCAGGTACTTCTTCAAAGATTAAGTTAGCGGTTAACACGACACTTCTGAACCAATTCTCATCAAGACCTTTCATACAAGCATCAAGTGTTCTATCACAATCAGCATCAGCAACTGTAGATTTGGTAATCTGAGAAACATCATTCAAGTCTTTACCAAGGTGTTGCCTTGTGGCACAAGCATATGCCTGTAAACTTTCCGCCAAAGCAGTAACTTCTGAGCCAGCACCTGAGACTTTACCTTCTGTATCTACATTAACTTTCGATGGAATTTTCATTTTATACCTAGAGTTGAAATTTTCTAGGTATTTATCCTATCACAATCACCTAATAATGTCAATATGTTTATCGCCTGTCCAGACCTCTTGTTCAGTACGAATGCGACCTTCTATATTCAAAGTATCAAATCGGTTGATGGCCTTCTTTCTCCACCACTCCACAATATTGGCTAGATTGTGTTTCTCATAGTTTTCACCTGGAATCAACTTATCTGCCTTACCATTCACTACGTCAACCATGTTCTTAAAACCATAATCAGAAACAAAATAACGTTTTTGTTCGTTTAGATTCTTTGCATTCTCAATAGTTTTTGCAAACTTCTCACCTTCTGGTTTGCCTTTGAGTGCAACTTTAATCATGCCAACCATTGCATTTGATATTTTCAACTTACGACTAGAAGCATCTAGTGGTGCAAGTGGTTCGCCTGTAATGTTCTCAATGTAGTCTTTTAAGTCTGTATATGTTTTGCCGTGCAACATAGGCAAGAAGTCACTATCAGTCAAGCCTTTGAAACGAATCAGAGGTTTCATACCATCATATTGTGATACAGTCTTAGATGAACCATAGAGTGATGTGGTCTCAAACAGACATGTGGTCATGTTATATTTGGCGTTCATCATCTTACGTACTTCATGTGATGTGCAGATAGCAGCAAGTAACTTACCACCAAGATAATTGAAACCGAATGGTTGTGCAGGTACAATTACGAAACCCATGATTGCACACTTGTTGAACTGTTGGGCGCCGCCGTCACGTTGAGTAAAGACTTCACCTAACATTTCGTTACGTGGTTTACAATTGATAACTGGTGAACCAAGGCGAATGAAACCACACCACTTCTGTGTTTTCTTTTCAAATACAGCAAGGCGCAAGCAACGACCAGGAATACTGGTCATGTTTGAGTGACTTGAAATCATATTGAGATAAGTGTCCCAACGTTCTTGCGGCAACTCCACAATCTCAAAATCCATGTCAGCAGGTGACATAGAAAAATCAGAGAACAAATCTTCTTCAGGTCCCATGCCAGGAAGAACGAATGGCCTTTCGGCCATCGCAGTTAGTTTCTGTTCACGCATGTACTCATCGATACGACCAAACCTATCAAAGTAGTCTGAGAATACATTGGCACCATGGATTGCCTGCTCTTTAGTTAAATTCATAATGAAACTTTTTGGTCAAATTTATATTTTTTCTTCAAGAATTTATTATACACTTTTGGGTCATAATTGGCAAACATTTGTCTGTACTTTGCCTGAGCACCCATTAGCGTATCTCTACCTAATCTCTCCTCGATGATTGCTTCTTGTGCATAGGCATCCAACTCATCGGGGTCACCGTAATATTCCAACTCTGCCTTCAAATCTTCATCGGTAACTTTGCTTCGATATTGTGGACCAAAAGCATTGCCTCTTTGTTTGAATTGATAACGGTGTCGTTTCTCATGTGCAAGTGTGATAAACAATTCATCAATCAACATCTTAACACTCCACTCTTCAAACAGAAATGTTTTGTTCTTATCTTCTTCATTGAAAACAAGATACATTTCAATGTCTTTATCACCAAACTCACCTGTTGAATCGTAGAAACCACCTATCGTATAACCACTCAATGCCAAGTTTTTCTTATCAATGATTCGATTTACTTTGACCTTGTGCGGTGTTAACATCTTTCTAACCCAATACATCAATTGACCCGTAGTTTTCTCACCGTATAATTTTGGTGCAAATGCATGGAGTTTTTTGTAAAGAGTTATGTGTTTCATACTTTTAATCCACCAAAACTTTTCTTTTGAAATTTATTCTCACGGTTTCCAAATGTGTTTAGTGGTTTATCAGGTATTGCCTGACCACTATCGGATAAATCTGTTTGTGCCGAATTCTCTGCATCATACAATCTCATCTTAGAACGGTCAACACCAATAACAAACTTCTTGTTGAAGTTGGGGTCGTTATAACGATTCTTCAATTGCTTGACCATAATCTGACCAAGTTGTTCTAGTTCTTCAGTACTAATCAATGCAAACATAAAGTCGGCAGTTGCAGGTAGACCAAATGATTCAGAAGTATCTTCCAAACCAACGTCAGAGTTGGAGAAACCAGAACGAGTTGTTTGTGTTGCAGATACGATTGGTACATCAAACTCAACAGCAAGACCACGTAGTTCTTCTGCAATTGCTTTGATGTATGTGTATGAGTTTACAGAACCACCTTGTTTGATACGTGACGAACAACAGATGTTTAGGTAATCAACGAATACGATATCAGGTTTAAAGTTCTTCTTCAAATGCAATTCATTCATTAGAGAACGAAAGTGCATAGACCCAGCACTTGCGGTTGGATATTCTTTAATGATTAACTTACCTTGTGCCTTGTTCTTCAATGCACCGAATTTACGGTCATAGTCTGCACGTGGGATAGAATGTAAATCATCCATCGTCACGTTCAGTAAATTAGCATCGATACGTTCAGCAATACGTTCTTCTGCCATTTCAAGGGAGATATAGAGTACATTCAGACCTTGACTAATCGCAGCGGCAGAACAATGACACATAAACAAGGACTTGCCAACACCGGTGCCAGCAAGTGCAATGTTCAATGTTTTCTTAGGTAATCCACCTTTTGTAATCTTGTTAAAGAATTCTAGGTCAAAAGGAATACGAGATTCTTTTTTGTGATAAAATTCAAAACGAGATTCTGAATCGTTCATGTAATCGTGACCGATGTTTTGGTCAAAAGACACACCAAGTGCATCAGCAAGAAGTTTTGGAATCTCACCTTTGCTCTTGAGTGTTTTATTGGACTCATCCAAGATGGAGACAGATTCCATAATTGCATTATAGAGTGCCTTATCTTGGCAGAACTTTTCAGTTTGTTCAGTCAACCATTGTGTTTCAGTAGGTTGATTCTTAGCATCATCAATCTCTTTAAGAGTATTGATTGCGGACTTAACCTGGTCTTCTGTATGATTCTTACTCTCAGTAAAATTAATTACCAATGCTTCATGGGTGGGAAGAACTTTATACTTGTTGATAAAGTCATTCACCTCTTTGAAGATGTTTTTCTCAACTACATCATTGAAATAATCGGCTGAAAGAAAAGGCAAAACCTTTCGAGCATAATCATCATTGTAAATCAGGTTCTTCAGTATCGATAATTCCAGACGATTCATCTTCTTCCTTTTTTGTCCAATCAAAACCGTTCATTTCGGTTTCAAAAATATTAATTAATATGTCACCCATCATTTTAGTGAATTTTTTGTCTGCCGTCAATAGGTCAGGCTCATGTTTACCAAAGTTGGTGACTGTGTAATCAAATTGGACAGTAGGCTTAGATTCATCAGGTACAACCTTTACCGTGCCGTAATTATAAACAATGTCTTTATATTTACCTTTGATGAGTTTTACACTAGTTACTTCCGGTGTTTCAATAAACTCATAATGTGTGCCTTCTTTAGGCAATTTGTTCAGATTGAACATTTTGTTCTCCCATTAAACTACCATAAGCAATAGTGAATTTAGATTTAACGTAATCTTTGAACTCTTGGTCTTTAAGGATTGAATCCCAAAATTCAGCACACAAGGTGTCAGCCATGCGTTTCTTCTCACCGATTTCACCTGTTGCACGGTCAACTTTTGAAAACCAACCATTTGATGGTTTAGTTACAAAGCCACCTTCAAGTGCAATGTCCATTAGACCAGAATATTTCTGAATACCGCCTTCGAATGTAACAAGAAATGGGAACTTGGATTTCTCACGGACAAAACGTGACTTCTCAATGTTGATGGTGAAGTTCCAACCAACTAGGTCTGTGCCATCTTTTTCTTGTGCTTTGCCAATGATAAACACTTGATTAGCGGAGTACATACCGCCTGTGCCACCAGACATAACAGATTTACTAAACATTTCCATAGTTTGGTAAGTATGATTGACTGCGATACATGGAATATCTTTTGTGGTCAAGTGTGGTGTAACGATACGCCATAGAGACTTCATAACACGAGCACGTGACATATCTGCAACTGATTTTTCATCAAGTGCATCTTCAACTTCTTTCTTTGAAGCCAAGTTGCCAACTGAATCAATAAAGATAATCACTTTGTCACCACGTTCGATTGCCTCTAATCGTTTAGAGATATCAAACTTCAACTGTTCTAAGTGTTCAATTGGAATGTGTAGTACACGTTCTGTGTCGATGCCGTTGGTTTTAATATAGTCTGGTGTGATACCGAATTCTGAATCATAGAATAAACAGATGGCATCTTTATACTTGTCCATGTAGGACTTTACCATAACTAAACCGAGGAGAGATTTGAAATGTTTTGATGGGCCGGCTAGAAAGGTAAGACCTGATACTAAACCACCATCCACTTCACCGGATAATGCCATGTTAATAATTGGCACTTCGGTTTGTACTGCTTCCTTCTTGTTGAAGAAGGTTGATTCACTTAATAGTTCTACAGATTTAATAGAACCAACTTTTTTCATTTTTTCGAGTAAACTCATTTTATTTCCTTTATGTTGTGTTGATTGTTTTAAAGTGGGGAACTACCCCACTATTATATTTAGTTCAACCAAAGAAGGACTCTAGCGAGTTTACCTTCTCATGATTCCAACCAATACTTTTAATGATAACATCAACAGGTTCAAGGAATGCCTTTGAAAACTGTGTGTCATAATCAACGTATTGATGCATACCAAATTCAGAAGGCAAACGACCAGGGTATGAAATTACCATATCTTTAAACGGATTAGGTTGTTTGAGATATGTAAACTTCAACTTCTCGCCTTCCTGAATTAGAGGGTACTTCTTTTCAAGACCCATCTGTTTCAAAAAGTGATTGTAGATAATCGCACCTTTAACGTGAATAGGTGTGCCTTTCTTATACAGCATTGTAGAATCGGAATACTCTTTCAAGTTGTTCAGACCACGTGGGAAACTAATTTCTTCGGGTGGTAGACCTTTGAATTCTTCTCTAAAATCGGAGATAAATTTTTGCACATCTTCTTCACTTCCACGTAAACACAACGCAATCAATTCCTTCATCTTACCACGAATGATAGATGGAGTAGATGACTTGACCATTTCAAGACCCATCACCTTAATATCGGGTGTGGTGTATTGAACGCCTTCGTTGTTGTATACATGCATGATGTAACGTTTCTTGGCAGTCCAGATACCTTTATCTGCCAAGGCTTCACGTTTCATTTGCATTTTTTGGGAATACGCATGGACATACGTAGCAAGTTCCTGATAACTTTCGTCAATGTAAGGTTGAATCTTATCCTCACAGACACGGTCCATGAAGGAGATAATCTGATTAACATCTGTCTTTTCAGAATACACTTTGTTAACAAGTGGACCAATCTTGAGATAAATCGAATCTGTGTCTGAGGCGATAACATAATCTTTATTCGTTTTTAGTAAGCCATTCATATAGGCATTAAGTTTCTTTTCAATCCAACGAATAGACAATTGGCCTGCAAGTGTAACTGCGAGAGCCATACGTAAGTCATAGAAACGGAAATATTGTGAACCAAGAGCACCATAAGCAGAGTTCAAACCGACTTTCTTTGCTAGTTGTAGATTGTTATATCGAGCGATACGTTTTTCAATCTCATACTTTTTAGAATCATCAGTTTCAACTTCATAATCTTGCTTCGCCTTAATCATCAAGTTCTTAAACTTTTTACGGTCTTCATACATTTCTTCCATCATCTTAGGCAAGAAACCAATCTTGTCTGTACGGAAGAATTGACCATTTGGTGTAATCGTTGCATTCTTTAATTGTGATAAGTCAATCAATTTATCAATCATCTTATCGACTGTTACACCTTGCGAAAGAATCTGGCGCATCTCTGGTGTATAGTCTTCGGGTTGTATCAATGTCTCAGGTGAGATATTGTACTGCATCATCAAATGAGGGTACAAAGAATTCAAGTCAAAACTGGCAACATAATTATGCATACCAACTTGTACATCTTTAACATATGCACCTTCAAATGCGGAGTTTTTACTTTGAACAATACGTGGCGGTACAACGATGCCTTGTTCCAACAAATAGGAATAAGTCATTGAATCCCACATGCGGGTTTGTGCAAAGATATCTTCATAGTTGGTTTTGGTATCATATGCAAGTGTCATTGCCAATTCAAGCAACTTCAACTTCTCATCCAATTTCAAAATCAACTCAACGTCTTTAATGTTGTATTCAATAAAGAGTTGGTAATTACGTTTGTATAGGTCGTGCAAGTTATCATATTCATCATATGTCAACTTCGCATCACCAATTTCAACGTTGGCGATATTGTCAAGGCGATATGATTCTTGTGATTTACCACCCGGCGCATACCATCTGTACAATTCAATATAGTCTAGTGTGGCACAACCAAGTAATTCATATGCAACGTTTTCTTTACCCATCGCCATAACTTTACGCTCAGAGATTATACCCCAAGGCGAAAGTTTCTCTTTGGCATCTTCACCAGATAGTTTCTCAAAACGATTGCACAGATATGGAATATCAAAGAACTTAATGTTCCAACCAGTAATAATATCTGGTGTTTGTTCTTGCCATTGTTGCAAGAACTTGGTCATCAGGTCATGTTCATCACGGCACTTGATATAGATTTCATTGCCTTTGTTTTCATAATCACCACAACCCCACACATATGTTTCACCACTCACATACTTCAAACAGATAGCTGTGATTGGTTCATATGCTTTATATGGGTCAGGGAAACCATTCTCTGAACCGACCTCGATATCGATTACACCAATAGAAATTTGGTCTTTGTCCCAATCAATCATACCCTTATGCTGTTCAGCAATAAAGGCATATTCGAAACGAGATTGACCATAGATTTTAAAGTTGCCAACGTCTTCATAGTTTTTAATGAAGTCACGGGCTTCTCTCATGTTTTCAAACTTCATAGGTTCGAGTGGCTCGCCTTGAAGATTCGAAAACTTACTCTGTTTCTTGGCTGCCAAAAAAAGTGTAGGCGAGTAGCCGATTTTCAGTTTTACTCGCCGACCTTCTTTAACTCCACGATACAGAATGTTATTGCCAACTGTCAATACACTTGTATAGTAATTCATTTATTGATTATATCACACATTTGGAATAGATGAGGCAATTTGAATACCACTACCGAAAATTTGACTGTATTGATTTTCTAGTTCACGTACCGGAGTAGACACGAATAGAATATCAGCACGCTGAATATTGTAACCACCAGATTTAAATTCTTCTGAGTATTCTACGAATGGTGAGAATGCAATACCACCTTGCGGATTAGTTTGACTTGGTGGTACGGAAATAACCTGAACTGGTTTGGTAATGTTTACGAAAGAATTTTCAGGCAGGTCTGTCACATCACCCAAAATTGTATGATTCGTCTTGAGAGTTATTAGTTTTAAATTCATAATGTTTAATCTCTATAATAAAATGTTGTTGTAGTGAAAATGAGGCTGCGTCAGAGAAAGTTTCAAACTCTCTGATATACACAGCAGGATTTTTATCATTTGTGTATGAAACCCGATACATTATGCTGGCATCTTAAAGTTAGCTTTTGCATCCATCACATCAAGTGTGACCCACTTTTTAGGGAACATCATTTCCCTTCCTACATAATTTCTCATATCACTTGTGGGGTCATCCACAAGTCCCACAACTTCAACCATATTGTCGAAATTCCTCAGGAACAAATCGTACTTATATGCCCGTGGCAAATTGTTTTCGATAGCGATTTGTTTTGCGAGTTTGTTGGTGTTCATATTAAAATCTAACCTCATTAATTAACATTGATTGTGCATTGTAACATAGTTTATGTTAGATAACAAGCTCTATGTTACATCTTTACCTTAAACGTAAGGTCTTAGGTCAGGCGGTGTCCAGCCCTCAGGTTTGAGAACTTTACCGTCTGCACGCTTGATAACCTTGCCTGTTGTTGCATCAATCTTGGCAAGATTGCTTCGGGCAACTTCTGTCCATGCGCCGTCTACATCATAACCTTTCATGTAACAAAATCCGAGGGTCACCCAAATTAAGTCCATGCAGGCATCTAGTTGTTCTACTTCGTCTTTTTTGTTTAGTGCTACAATGAATTCATTGTATTCTTCTACCATGAGGTTGCGATACAAAGATGCATTCTCTGGTAATTTCAATTGGTCACAGGCGTCAATAAAACGCACCACATCACTATTCATTGTCATAATTATCCTTGGTTGCGGACCCCAGATTCGAACTAGGAATTAAGGATTATGAGTCCTTTGTGATACCGTTTCACTAATCCGCTATATTGTATATATCAGTCCATTGCAACGTAGTCTTCTTTACCTACGCCACATTCTGGACATTCAAATGTATTCGGTAAATCTTCCCATTTACCTTCTGTTGTTTCATCGTGTACATGACCACAAACTATGCATACGTGTTCCATTATTGAATCTCCTGTAACATTTTTTGATAAGCACTTGCATGACGTTTCTCAACTTTAGCTAACGCAGCAAAACGTTTCTCTGCTTGGGCAAGAACTTTTCTAAATTCTTGTGCATGGTATTCTGATTCAGCAATTTGATGTGCTGCTTCACGTTCTGCTTCTTGGTTACCTTCAACGATTGCTTCTGCTTTCATTGTAGGGTACATATTTGTATATTCTTCTGTCTCACCTGCGATTGCCATTTCAAGACATTTTTTGGTATCAGGTTTACCAATCAATAATTCAAGGTGCCCCCATGCATGAAGTAACTCTTGGTCAGCAGTATGTTCAAAGTGTTTTGCAACATCTTCGAAACCTTCTGCACGTGCCAATTTGGCAAAGTATCGATATTTTGTATGTGCTTGAGACTCACCTGCAAAAGCGGCCTCAAGATTCTTAATTGTTAAACTCATATTTTTCTCCATAGGTTTTACTTCGTTGAGGTAAATAGCACCATCTTTTTCTTCGATGTTTAAAACTGTGCCTGTTTCCCAACCCATTTCTTTACATAATTCAGGTGGCAATTCAATGATTGCATCACCGTTATCACAAATTTCTAATACATTCGATGTGTATGATTTATAATTGTTCAACTTTTACTCCTGCTTTTCTCAAGAATTCAATTCCATTTTCATCACGATAACTGTTGCGGTAGTAGACAGAATTAATACCACTCTGATAAACCAACTTGGCACAATCAACACAAGGAGCATGAGTGATGAACATAGTAGCACCATCACCACTCTCAGTAGATTTTGCAAGTTTAGCAATTGCATTAGTTTCTGCATGAAGTACTTCAGGTTTTGTTTTCAATGCATATCTGCGATATCCACTTTTCACCGATTCATCTTCAAATGGCCAGCGTTCCTCAATCTCATCTGGATTAAGCCAGCCGCCAGCATCAGAACTCATATAGTCTCTATCTTCACAAGTATTATCCCAACCACTTGGCATTCCATTGTAACCAATAGAAATGATACGGTCATCTTTTACAATGACTGCACCAACGTGAAGTCTCTTTGCTGAAGAATGCTCAGCAAAGATTTCAGCAGTTGCCATGTACGATTGAATGTACTTGGTTTTCATGCTTCAGACTTTTTACCTTTGCCTTTTGGGCGACTGTTTAATTCAAACATCTGTGCTTGAATCATACTATTCTTATATGCATTACGAGCAATAGGGTCAACTATAGTTGCCATTGTACGTTTTACTTGTTTTTCAATTCTAAAGTTTGCACTTGTTTTATACATCATAATCCTCTATTAATTTCATTGTTACTTTATCACTCTTGGCAACTTCAGTTTGCCATTGATAATAAATTGCTGATTGATATCCACCCATTCCATATCCAGTTTTATAACAGATATAGAGTGAACCACTTTCGTTAAGGAACTCATATCTATCTTCAAACTCTTTAGTCTCTGTGATGCCACTTGATAGTTTCCAAGAATCAGAACCGGCATAACCACCGTACCATCCTGCAAATACCTTGCGAATGTCATCACCATTGTAGTCGAATTCTAAAACAACCCAACGGTCGGGTGTATATGTATTCATTTAAACCTCTACATATTTTAATTCGAAATCTTCAGCACGTTGTTCGTGCCCCTTATAACCACGTGGGTTACATACGATTCGTGTTTCACCAATCATATAGTCAAATGGTTCATGTGTATGTCCATGAGTCCACAATTTGATACAAGGACGGTCTTCAATGAATTGATTCAAGTCACTTGAGTAACCACCATTCATAATTACATCTTGTTTGTAACGTGGATGAGTTGACTGCCGACTTGGTGCATGGTGTCCAACAACAACATATTTGTTATCGTTTTTACCCATCATATCAGTTACCACTTGAATGTATTGCAACATGTTCTTATGGTCTTCAACTGCATCTTCTGGCGCAAACTTTGCATCACGTGTCTTAAACACAGGTTTGTTCCGTGTTTCAGTAGGTTCTTTCAACCATTCTTCATCAGTCACACCAACAGGTTTATCTACAGGCATAAAGACCTTGTAGTTCACTTGACGATTACTGTTTGCAACACAAACGAAATCATTCATCATTGACTTCATATGAAGCAATGTCAATGGGTCTTCTTTGTTCATATCAGTCCACAAAGTACCACCAATGAATGTTACATCATCGATTACTTTGATTTCACGGTCAAGTACATACAAGTTTTTGATATATGACAGTTTACGTTTCAACTCATTAATAGTGAAACGATAGTCACCATGATAGTGTTCGTGATTACCTGCAATGTAGATTACATGAGGAAAGTTTTCTCCACAAGTTTGAAAGAACTCATGGTATGAATCACTTTTCTTGCTTGAGAAACCTAACTCAACTTGTCTACGGTCGTACATTTGTAAATCACGCTCAACACAGATATCACCTGAGAGAACGAGCACATCCGCACCTTCTGTGTTTTCTAACACGATGGTACGAAACTCTAAATGGATGTCAGAACAGATTGCGATTTTCATAATGAGTCCATTATAACATAAAAAAAGTGTGGATGCGGCAAACATCCACACTAGTACGGAAGTATTACTCTACGAGTAACTGTTTTTTACCGGCAATTTTACCGATAGGTACCTTGACAGATTTCTTTTCTTCTACCTTGTTTTCAAGATAGACTTTGAGAATACCATTTTCAAGGTCAGCACCAGTCACTTCAACAGTTTCGGCTAGGCGAACAGTTTTGTGAAAAGACCGAGTAGCAATGCCACGATGTAGATATGTTACTTCTACATTATCTTCTTTGGCACCACGAATATGTAAAGTGCTGTCAACAATTTCGATATCAATATCGGCATCGGTGAAACCAGAAACAGCGAGTTCAACAATATACTTGTTGTCTTCTTTTTTTACAATATTGTGGTGAGGGTATGTTGATTTTTCTGTAACCATGTTATCAAATACATTGAACACACGGTCAAAACCAACTGTAGATGGAAGCAAAGTTCCAAAAGGTGAACGAATTAACGTCATTAAAGTCTCCTTATTAAGCGAGTTATCGAAATAGATGCCCATTAGGCGCATCAGCCCAGCTTACCTTATACTGGCTTGAACTTTCGTGTCAAGGGTGTAATTACACGGACGCCTTATGCCGTAGCGGCCAACGGAACCTAAGGTAGGTGTTCGTGAAGGTTTTTAGCGAGGTTGCCTCCACCTCGATCCCATCCCGAGATGAATTATTTATCCAAAATTGTAAATGCTTCGAGGTTAACTAAGAAGGTTCTGTTAGGATTTTCCTGTTTATACACTCGAACGAATTTCATACCATTAGATTCAGTAATGTTATTCATATCATTACAGAGAACAATATCTCCCGTAAAACGGTTCTTCAATTTGAATACTCTCATAACTACTCATTTCAAAATTCTTTTTTCTTGGTGCCAATTTGGTACTTCGCAATCAATTCCCATTCATCTTTTTCTTTGAAAGATATAATTTTAATTTGATGCAAAGGTGCAATCTTATCTACTATAATCTCAGGGTTAATTATACGAATTAGACCCCATTCTTCTAGTAACTTAGCAATAGCGTTACGTCTATGAATATCGTTTTCTGAAATATTAGATGGTTTACCATCCAATGCAAATAATTCTTTAAAGTGTACTACGTAGTACTTGCCTTGTTTATGTAGAATGTGGCAAGATTGATAAAGCACTTTTTCTTTGCGTGAAGACACTCCGATTCGTGTTAACGTTTCACGAACCTTCAAGAAATCATCTTGTTCGTTGAGTACAACCTCAACGAAATTTGATAGGTCAAACATGTCATTTCCTTAATCCACCGATATCGGTTTGTTTTTTTAATTGTTGGATTTGTTCATCATTAAGGAGGCGTAGTGCTTCACGGGCTTTGGTGTCTGAAAAACCATAGACTTGTTTGATACATGATATGTCTTCACTTTTATCAGATTTAACCCACTTAACGAAAGGCCTTTTCCTAGACCTTACGGTATTTAGTAAAAAATCATTCTGTAGTTTTTTATCTAAGTGGTGTCTCCGATTCATCTCATTTGCATAAAGAATAGTATCTTTATGGTAGGAAAGACTACGGTTGACCAAGAAAGGTGCATATTCACCTTCGGTCTGTTCATCTACAATTAGTTGTTGCTTACTTTGTAGGATTTGGTTTACAAAATCAAATGGACTCATAATATAAAATTCTCTAAATTTGATGACAACTTGGCAATTCTATTCAAATCGGTGTGATAATTACATACAGGTATTTTACCATATTTCCTGTAATAATCAACCAATAAATCAGCTTCTTTCTTTTTGCATTGATGTGCTGGTGTTGGCAGATAAGCTTGATATACTTTATCTATGTTCTCTTTTCCAAAGATGTTTAGAAAAGATGTTCCACATCCATATGGACAATGAGGATTATTTCGTACAGTACTGACAAAATCACCTCTACGTCCCAACATACAATTACGTGTTACTGCTCTACTTTCACCAATATAGAATACTTCATCCATCAAATGATTGGCTTGACCGGTTGGTGATGTTTCAAACAAACCATAGATATAACATCCAGGTTGTGTCTTCTTAAAACCCCACTCAGGTGAATACTTCTCATCAATTTGGTGCCATGATGACCATGAACCAATAATATCTTCATCATACGATTCGGTAACAGACAACCATGAATTACCATTTAATTCAAATGCTTTTTTAATTGTATACACTAACATATTAATATCGTTAGAAGAGTACAATTGTTTATGCAATTGAAGTTCGGTTAAACCGTGGCCACCTGATGCCTTGAAGAGATTACATATGAAGATTTCTTTTTCGGTCATAACATTCGAATTAGACCGATGGTGTCAATAGTTGTTAACAGGAGGTAGTTAGCCAACATCCCAAAAGATTTCCTAGTATAAGCAGCCCAAGCATACAGCCCGCAACCGGCAATCCAAATAGGATACAATACCAGTAAGGGAGGATTTGGTACGGTACTCGCCATAGTAATGGAGCAACCAATACTAATAGCCCAAGCAATAAGCTCAATGATAAAACGGAAAGGGTTACTATTCCAATCATCTTTAATCCAATCTACAGTCGGTTTGAAAAGGTCAATAATCATTGAAACTCACATTCTACCATCAATTCAGTTAGACATGCAACAGTATTTATTTCTGCATCGGCAACAAATGCATGTTTGTACTGATAGTCAGCAAGAATAATAACTGCTTGAGGAATAGATTGTGGTTTCAGAACGTCATAGAGATTATCATACAACTTACGGTACAAAGATGCCGCATCGATATCATTTGATGCAACCCATTTGCGAATAGAACCAAAGTCCTTTTCTTTCAGGTGTCGAATAACATCAGATAGGCCAACTTCAATAATCTGTGAAAGAATACCAGTATTGATTTCGCCAAACTTTGAGTAGCGTTGCAGTTCATTGATAACACGGCGAAAGTCTGGAAAGTGTTTCTTCACCAGTTCTGCAATAACCTTGTCATCATACTTGATTTCTTCACTTTGCAAAACACCTTGAATTCGCTTGAAGAATTGGCCAGCCATCTGTGCCTTCTCATTGTTCTTCAGAATGAAGTCCACGACCGCACACCGACTGTGCAACGGTTCAATAATCTTATTCTTAAAGTTACATGTAAAGATAAATGAACAGTTACCTGCGAATTCTTCAATCACATTACGGAAAGCTGCCTGTGCGTTAGGCGATAGATAGTCTGCCTCATCAACAATAATGACCTTACGACCACCTGCAAGAGACATACTTGATGCATAGTTCTTAATCTTATAACGAACAGTATCAACACCATTGTCATCAGAACCATTAATGACCATGTAATCGCAACCAATCTCTTCACACATTGCCTTAGCAACAGTTGTCTTACCGACACCTGCGCCACCAGCAAGCAAGAGATTGGGGATTTCTTTTGAGTTGACGTATTCTTGAAACGGTTTCTTCAAACGTTCAGGAAGAATACATTCATTGATTGTTTTTGGACGATACTTCTCTGTCCACAATAATTGTTCCGACATTCACACACCTCATAATAAAATAATATTGTATCACACTTTACATCAAATGGCATCTTTGACGTAAAGTTTTTTACGATTAACCTTTGGTGAAGGTAGAACCAGCTTCTGTAGTAATCCAGTATTGCAGGTCTTTGTTCTTGTTCTTAAAGTGTGAGATACCTTTTGAAGAAACCTTCACATCATATGAACCAGAAATCATTTTCAAGTTTTCAGTCTTGAATACCATACGATACTTGTCACCATTACCATCAGCAATTTGAAGCGTATCGGTGTGTGCTGAGTCATCTTGCAAATTCATTGCCATCAAACTAATTTTAGAACCATCAGAATCAAGAGCGATTTGTGGTGAAGAGAGAACAGAAGCAACCCGTAATACCCAATCTAAGTCTTCTTGTGAGAGCTCAAATGCAATCTCAGGGTCAGGCATTTGAAGTGCCTTTTCGGGTGGTGTTACGATGCTTTTAGGGTCACAGAATCGATATTTAATCTTTGAACGTCCTTTGTTACCACAGATAACAACGTCATTCTGTACGAACTCAAAAGATGGTTCGTCTTTGTGCATTGAAACAACAGACAAGAAATTGTTCAGGTCATAAACACCAAACTCTGTAGGAATTTCTTCGTTGATTGTTGCCTCTGCAAGAATGTTCTTGTGTGAAGAAACAGTTTTAATTGTTTTGCCTTGCTTAAACAAGATGCCTTGATTAATAGTAGCAAAGTTTTTTAATACGTTAATAGTGTCAGTCGATAATTTCATAATATACTCCAATAAGGTTATTCGTCACGTGAATAGATTGTATCATGTTCATATAGAAACATGAGGCAACACATAGCATGTGCTAAGTGATGTTTGCCAGTTTCAAGGTCATTGATTTCACCCTCTTTCCATGCCCACAGGTGAC